TATGAGGCTCAGCAGGATAATCGTCAAGACGGGCACGACGCCTCGACTGACGCTTGCGTATCGCTTCGCGTTCACGCTCAATATCCCTCCGTATTTTTCCCGATGTGTTCGGCTTTTTGCGAGTTACCACTGCCACGAGTATGATACCGATAATTGCCAATACGCTGAGTATCGCATATTTACAGGTATTAAGCGCTGACTTGATCTTCGCCCACATTAGCAATGCAACCCGATGATAAATGCCCCGACGATAGCAACACCGATGAGAATAATAATTGCCTTTACCTTCCTACTCGATGCCGCCCAAAATTTATTTATTGTCACAATGCACCTCACATTTTTTTATCTATCGTTACCGTCGCGGCCTGAATCCATTTGAACCAAAAACCCGTTGTTTTTGAATACCCGCACGACACGTTTTGAATCAGAATAAAACCACCGATAATCAAGCCGACCAAAAGTAAAAGTCGGTTGTAAAACCGCTTATTTTTAATGACGTGTTCAATTAGTTTCCTTACCTGTTCCATTTATTACCTCGTTTCTGATGTTAAATTCAAGCAATTTATTTCAATCCTATCATTCCAGGGTCAATTTTTTTCCAGTCGAATTGGTAGACATCGACGTGTACATGCGCCCCAAAAGAGTAGCCGACATCCCCGTATGTCCCCAAGAGCTGTCCCGCTTTGACCTCCTGTCCCTTGCGTACCACGTTGGAAATCAAGTGGAGATATCGGACATAGTAGTCGGCCCCGGCAAGCTTGTATTTTACGACTATCATGTTCCCGCCGGAGTGCTTGTTGTCGGTCCATCTCCGCGCCTCGTCGTAGTCGTCAAAATCAAATACCACGGTTCCGTCAAATATTGAGAATACACTTTGATCTCCGCTGTCCGACACGTAGTCCAAACCATCGTGAAATTGACGTTTACCCCTGATCGTCCGCCATCCATATTTGGAGGATATTCTGATGGGTTCCTTTACCGGTTGTATCATTCGCTCCCCCTCCTATAATGACAGTCGTCTTTGTGTGCGTTGTGCTCCCCCTGTAGTTGGTTCAGCTGTTTTTCAACCTCTCCCACCGCGTCCCATATTTTGTTGATGGACACGTCCAGCCTATCGAGAGTCTTTTTTATCGGCTTTAAAAGGCTAACAAAATACAGTTGTATAAGAACCACACAACCGCTAAATATAAACTGAAATAGAGGGTGCCGTATAACCGTTTCCATTTCTTGCATGTCATTCCCCTTCTCCTCTCCATTATATTAACCACTTGGTAATGATCTTGTATGAGTAGTCCTCACTGTCTATCGTGAGGAACGTGCTGTCGTCGTTGAACCACAAGACACCGCCGCCCCCCGACTGAATTTTGATTGAATTGGTATCGACACCCCAAATGTGTACACCAATAGTCGTCCCATCGGAAAGTGAATACTGATCTCCGCAGCGTTTCGACGCATCATCGGACCACGTTGTCCCCGCGTAAATCCATAATTCTGTAGTCAGATAATTTGCACTAACTCCAAAATTGTGTGTGATATTCGTGTCTGCGTTTTTTGTTGACGTGGACACGTTCACGTTCGCCGTGGCCCCGGACGTCCCTCCGGTTATCTGCCGATCATTAGTCCATATCCCGGTTCCAGTGACGTTTTTCAACGTCAACAATGACCCCGTATCAGCAATAATTATACCCGTGTTGCTGCTTGTCGCCTCGGTTATTACCTCACCAACCGTAAACGTCCCCGACAGTCCGTCATACGGGCACTGTGAACTACCAAAATGACGATTGGTCCAATCGCTGGAATTTATTCCCCCGGTACTTATCGTAGCACACAGGTCGAGCGCATACCAGCTCGTACCATTGCACACGATCATTAACTTATCGCCTTTGCTCTGTAGTACAATTGATGCGAGTGAATTAGCACCGGCCTCTATTGTCTCGGCACCCTCACCGGCTATCGTTACCGCCCCTCCAGCGTAGGAGACAACAAAGCGCAATATACGGTTAGTGTTTGCTGATGCCGTGGGAAGGGTTATCGTAAACGCGCCCGTGCGCGGATCACAGAGTATTGTCCCGTAACCGTCGTTATCAAGGATAACATAGGTGGTAGTCTTCGATACTATCGTACCTGTAGTCAATGCCTCTACCGCCGAAAGCCTTGTGTCGATACTCGTGCTATCATCTGTCGGAGCGTTGTTCCCGTTTCCCGCAACAACTCTCAAGTTCTCCATGAGCGTGTTGACATCAGCCGCGGCGAAAGTGTCTACCGCGTCGGTTCTATTTGCAAGATTACTCCATGCCATTACAGTTTCCCCTCTTTTTCAAGCTGTGCTATTGCGAGTTCGCGTATTTTATCATTGATGAGTTTTTCGCGTTTCTGCTTTTCGTCTTTTGCCGCCTGCTGTATTTTTGACGCCTCTTTTCGTGCGGCTAATTTCTTCTTGTATTCGTCGGAAGGTTCCCTTAGTAATCTCACCTTGACGCCGTTTTTCTGAGTCATCACCTTCCATTTTCCCTGGTGATCTTCCTCGTATTTCCAAACTCCGAACTGTTCGGCTTCTTGCTTTTTAGCTTTTTTGGTAAATGATAATTTCTTCATTGAATTCTCCTAAAAAACACTCTGAAATAATTCGACAACGGTTCCCGCACCAAGAGCGCTTGCGGTCGGTGCGATTATTTTTAAGCTCGTAAGTGTTGCCGTTGCTATTGTATAGTACCCGCCGAAATATACCTGGTTATATACATTTGTGCCACTGACATCATCGCATCGCGTACCGTGAAATATGTTTTTATAACCATTCACATAAATAAACTGCATCTCAAAAAGACCGATTTGACCGGTCCCTGCGGAGTGACTTGTGTATATCGGTACACCCGCAGTTAGCGTTACCGCCGTACTTTGCGTTCCTCCGACATGCTCCGCGTATCTAAACATGCACGTTGCCACGCTATCCGAATTGATGTATAAATATACAGACGATGAATGCGCGGCACCGTGCACCGTTCTAAATATCAATTCGTTAAAAAGATTGCTTTCACCGTTTAATCCAGTTATTTCTATCGCTTGCGTAGCAGTTGATAATTGCAGATAGTATCTACCTGAAATAGAACGGGAAATTCCACCGCCCTGCATTAGACGTATTTCATCGGCATATAGCGTTTTCCATCTGTAATCTACACTGCCGATGTTATATGATCCATTTGTGTTCTCAAGAGAATTACCCCCCATCGGGAGCCAATGGCCGTTTCCAACATACGAAAAATTTCCATTCATTTCGTTCGCATCAACGATCGTTCCTGCCGCAAATGTCGTGAAGTGCGCCGCAATCGCTGTTATGGCTATTGAATCGGAATCACCCCAAAACGTAGAGTGAAAATAAAAACGAATCTTGAAATACTTCGCCCGCATATACAACACAGTTGTGCCAACAATATTTATTGCGGTAGGAAATGCAGTATATGTTACACCATCATCACTTATTGAATATGTGTAGGTAATGTCCCCGCTATCACCAGTGGTGGAAATAGTGAGCTTATTATTATAGTAATCAGATTCATATACGCCGTCATAAAATGCGGCGTATTGAAATTTTTGACTACCGTATGTGCCGGAACCATACAGTGGCGTACCGGCAAGCGGTGTACCCGCATTTGGATTGCTGCTATCCAACGTTAATCCGGTTGCAATGTTACCGGACAGCATATATTTATTTTCGCTAGTCCATGCCATTATTGAGTCCTGTACACGATAACCACCGTGCCAGTGTTGTCCGCGGTTGTGCTTGATCCTCGATATTCTATTTTAATGTTCGTGAGTGTATTAACAAATATTCTTCCGGTATTAAATTTATGAGTATATACGGACGTTGAAGTCATCTTTGAAATACCTGAATTTCCCACTAGCGTATAATGTTTAACTGATCCAAAACAATATATGTCTAATATATCAATTGGATTATACGATGTATCACTCCATGCGTACCATTCACCAAGATATATCCAATCAGAATCATCAGCTAAACTCTTATCATTCGGCGGAGATTGAAAACTGTCATATATGCCAACACCATCGACTCCATCTGCTCCAGACGATAATCCATTGAAAAAAACAGATGGTGTAATTGATGTTACTGTATTCCCTCTAATCATGTGTATAATTCTATAATTCTTGTCATTGTCGCTATTTACGTCGATTGAAATTGATGCAGTATTTACTGAAAATGTATAACGCGCCATTTCCTGCCATGAACCGGAATATGTAGATGTCCCGCTATAATTCAATTGACCCGAAACGAAAACGTCATTAAATCTTTTTGTGGTTGAACCGATGTCATATGCTCCAGTTGTCGTTTCAAGATCATCACCGGTTCTTGGATATATGGAACCCTGCGCGACAAACAGAAAATTGTCGTTCGCATCGTATGGAATAGCCGCAAGACTATTTACTATATTGTGAAAAGGCATTATGCCATACCCCACACTTCGATACTTGAACCTGTCGCAAAGTTAGAATAGTCAGAAATAAATTTTAATGATGTTATTGTGGATGAATCGTTTAGCGTCCACGTTCCTCTTTGTAGGTATTTAAAATAATCAGTGTATCCGAATGTATTTACAGTAATTATAGGATTTTCACCAGATGTTTTATATATTTTCATGATACCAGATCCGGATACATTAATTGAAGGAGCATTTGCAGTAATTGTGTGAAAAAGAATAATTGATGTTGTCGTGTTCCTATATAGAGAATATACTGTTGATGTAGCAAGCAAAGATTGGTATCCATAGGATGAAGAAGAAACGCCATTTATTATAACATTTAAGTTTACGTGAAATATTCCTGAACTAAATGGAGTAAAAAGAGAAAATAATATATATGTTATTCTTGATTCGGGAAGTCCGGTAATCTCATAAGATGATGCCGATGGTGTAGGGCTTATAGATGTTATTTTGCGAAGTGATTGTCCGTTTTCGCTCGTGACTGTATTTGCGTCTATGTTGGTACAGTATATATTATACCATGAGTATGTACTCGATCCTATATCATATACTGCGGTAGTCGGCTCAAAGTTTTCACCACCGCGCGGCAGTCGGTCTCCGTCAAAAATATGATAGAAGTTTCCCATCACCTGGTTTGCGTATGCAGTGGTTGAATTATGGAATACAGTAAACATCAGATTTCCCGAATACCAACGGCAGATTTAAAAGAATTTAGGTCATGCCGTAAAGACGTTACCTTGTAATCATCACTTGATATGTCAATATTGAATCCAGCTTGTGCGGCCCAAATTCCGTATCCCCAATTAAAGTATCCCCATAGTTCCCCGCCCATTGCCGTGCGTGTCCTATAATTCACGCCAACCCTGTCATTCAAATTAAGTTGCGGAACAAACTTTGTATCCATCTCCAATTCAAGTTTTGGATAGCGGAATTCGTTATACAAATTGTCAGCGATTGCAGACGCGCCGACAGTATTCAACCAGTCATTTTCATACTCATATGTACGTACCCCGTAATAAAACGATGATGAAGAATCCGCCCAATTCCATGTTTCATTTTTTGTGTAGTATGATGTGAGCGTGTCCTCGTTCGCCATTTTTACACGGACACGGTTGTACACTTTGCTTATACCATCATCTATCGACAGGCGTTTCATTATGTTGTGTCCGTACTCCGGGCCACTCTCCCCAATTCCAGCAAATCGGAACGTAGGAATCGAGTCCACAACCGATCGAGAATTGAAATAAAATCCTCCATCCCTGGATATTCGCATCGTGTAGTTCTCGGCCTCTGACAGTTTGCTCATTAAATCCCAACATGTCAAACCCTCCAGGGACGTCGACGTCGCCATATTGTAATTATTGGTCGTAGTCGATATATTCCACGCTCCAAGAGAAATGTATTTTTGAAATACTGCTATGCTGTTCGCATCCGTATAGTCTCGTATCTTAGTAACAATATCAGATGCAGTCTGTGTTACACCGAGCCCCGCAATATTCCCAGCTGGTATCTCTTTAAATACCTCGCTAATATGGCGCGCGTTTAATTCAACGGTATTGTCGTAATTCTGTTTTATATCGTCGGTCATAATCCCGATGAATAGCGTTGACGACGTTGGATATTCGGTATCGTCGGTGTCGATGTATCCGGCCTCTACCTTGACCATAGTACGATACCTGGTCAAAGTACCGTACCAAAAAGACATTGCATTTTCAGTGCCAGAAAAATACCCGTCATTGTTCACCACAGAAAACGAGAAATCTGAGAACGTGTAAAAGTTCGGCTTTGCAACGTCCATTTCAAAAGAGACCTTTCCGAATTTCTTTATGTACCTGTTAGGGACCTGTACCCATGACGCTTCATATTCTCCAGTCGCAAGACGCCGACGCATGTAAATACGCCGGAACACCCGCATCTTGGATCGCTTTATGCAATTCTTCAAACTCATTTTGGAGTTTCCCGTAACCTCATAGTGCCGGAGTATCCGGCGTCCTTCACGTTCTCAGAAAACGACTCGAAATCAAAATCTCCGATCCAGTTCACCTCGTACATTTTCCCGTCCCATGACGTCCCGGTAGGGAACGGCGCAAAGGTAAAAGGAGTTACGAGTGTATGAAGACTGCGCAATGAATCGTATTCGGTATCATCGACATACTGCCTTTGAATGTCTGCCTTGAAATTATCCTGGACGAAATACACCACGGTCCCCCCGTCACTCATTGTATGGGTATATTCCATCCTATCGTATGATACCTTGTATTGCCTTGCCGTTGGGTTATGCACAAAGCGGAGCATCTTTTCCGTGATCCACATTTCACCACATGACTTTTCCGCGTTGCTACTCATGGTTGTGGTGATCTCAAACGTGATGATGGACGCGCTCAATGTCGCCGCTAAATTCAACATCAACGACGTCGCGGAATTTGCCGTCCATTGCGTCGACGTCGTAGGACAGGTGGAATCAAGCGTTATTAAATTAGCCGTGTTGGAATTATAATAAATTCTGAATCCCTTCCAGTTGATATTCTGCAATACTATCTTGTCTATATTCTTCGACGTTGTAAATTCAACGCGGATAGTACATGTCGTGGAATCTGAATTATCACCAGACGATGTATAAAGCTGGTCTGACTTACGGTCGAATAGATATAGGGCCCCGGACGTTCCCGTGTCCACCGTCACCATAGTTGTCGTATTAAAATAATTAGCCCGTAGGCATTCCATATTAGCCATTTAATGCACTCGCAAAAGACGAATTTTTACTCCGCTGTAAATTATACAACGCCCTATCAATCGCCATTGCCATGTTTTGCGGGACATCCTCTGTAGCGTACAAATTATCAATGTTTATATTTACGGTCGTTCCCCCCATACCCCCGCGCCCCATGACTGATTCATTTTCAAAAGGAACTATAAGCTCTGATCTGTTATTCTCACCGGCGATAAGTGCCGTACCTGAAGCGGAACCCTTTACGAGTGCACCTTCTGCGGCTTGCGGGAGCGGGGTTGCCGAAATCATCCCTATCTGTGCGGCTCCCATCGCTCCCACTATCGCCGCCATTGCAATGCCTATCCACGGGGGACCACTCATGGCAAGAGCGCTCGTTATACCAGCCGCGGTATTGACTATCGCGTTCATCAACATAACCGCCTTGTTTCTCTTTGCGGCTTCATACGCAATTTTAGCGCTCCGCATTTCCTGATAATCGTCAAGCGCCTGTAACGCCGCCTTGCGTTCTGTTTCGTCCTTGATATTTGCGTTTATAAATAACTTGTATCTGTTGTATTTATTCTGCTGCCTGATCTTATCAGCGGAATCGAGCGATGACATAATTTGACTAACGCCTGACGCGAATTGTTCAGTGACCTTTATCATCCCTTGCGCGTGCTGGGTGTACATTTCAACTTCATTTGCCGAAACTTCTGGATCAAATATCTGTACCATTTGACCAAATAACGTTGATTCGACTTTCATTCTATCGCGCATCTCTGCGAGTGCTGGAGCATAATATTCTGCGTATGCTTCATTTGCAAGCTGAGAAGCGGATGGCCCAGATCCACCGCTTCCGCCTCCATCACCACCGCCTCGACTCGACGGTCTGTCTGGAGTGGTTGTCCTTTCAACGTATACATCTCCGCCGGGTTGACGGACATTCATCAATGTGTCTCGTATTTGTGCAGCGGTTAACGCTTGGCCATTCGGTCCCCTGACTCCCCTTGTAAGTGCAGCCTGTATTTCTGCGTTTTGTGCATCTACTGCGGCCCCCGCAGGGTTGATGTGGTCAGATATCCAGGATATACCGTCTTTAATGTCTCCAATGACTCCGACAAAATCATTGAATTTCTTTATTGCATCTTCAATAAAACTTCCAACTGCATCGCCCGCGTCATAGAGAGCATCCTGCATATCTTTGAGCGCGTCGGTATTTGAATTGAACCCGAAAAGAACATTTGTCAAATGAGGCAATAAGCCTTCTCCGAACGAACGAGATAACGCCCCAACTGCGTCTTTTGCGGTGCTAAATTGGCCCTCAAATGTGAGCGCCATACGCGCCGTCATTCCAAAATACTGACCGCCCTCAGATGTCATACGTCGCAGGGCCTCTTGTACCTGGCTAAATGATGCCACACCAGTTACACCCATGCGCTTCAATTCATCTGATAATGCAACACCGCGCACAGAAAATTCACGCATGTCACGCGCCATTGCCTGACCCTCGGTACGCATCTGTCCATAGGACAAAGCAAGCTCCCGCATCCTCTGTCCGTCACCCCTGGCGAGGTCTCCGAGCATGCGAAGATTCGGGAGAATTTCTTCAGCGGTAAATCCGAAGGCGCTTAATGTTTCGGCACTTTGTACGAGTTCTGGAAATTCAAATGGAGTAGTATCCGCAAACTCGCGTATCTGTCCAAGTACCTCGTTAGCCTTTGAAGCACTACCGAGCATTACCTCAAACGATACGCGCCATTGCTCCATTTGAGCGGCAGCGCGAATTGATGAAGAACCAATACTCGCTATTTCCTGAACGATTCTTAAACCAATAAAAGCACGTGCGGCATTTGCGAGTGTGCTTATTCCTGCCGCCATGCTTGTTGACGCGGCCCTCCCCTGACTCTGCGTCTTATTTACATTATGAAGTTGTTCCTGTAATTGCTTTAATGTCGCCGCGGCCTGATCGCCGCCGACCTGCATTATTACTATTTTTACTTGTTCTTCCAAACTATTTGCGCCGTTTCCCCTGTTGCTTTAACATTGCGCTTTCCATTGATTCAGATTCCATCTTGCGGTGATTAAATTTGTGCTCCGATAACGCAAGAAACGCCGTATAGGGCATCGACATTACGTCTTTATACGGCGTTCCATAAAACATCATAAAATCACCTATCAATTGCGCCGCATCGACTTCTACTCGCCGTTCGTGTCGTCGTTTGACTCTGCCGTTTTTTTTTCATCCACGGGCCCGTACTGGTTATTGATAAATGCAACCAGCCTCATATATTGACCGATGGTAAGACTCGTTTTAAGCCAGTCGTAATCTATCGTTGGATTTAGAGGCTTTATGAGATCGAAGATATTCCTGAACGCGTCCTCTGCGAGTTCCGCATCGTCTGGCCGGACCTTAAGGTCCTGTGCGTTTTTCAGGACCTTGAAAAAATAATCTACAGAGGTATCACCGGGAATTAAAATTTCTTTTCCCTTCAATGCCACCTTGCGCGGCTCACTCACAAAGCTATCTAAATTCAATATTTCAACCGACATAAAACCTCTTATGCATAAGTTGTTGTTGCGTTAGTCAAAAGGAATTGAACGGTTGACGCTGCCGATGATCCATATAGTGCAGAGCAATCTATCTCATACGACAACATACCATTATCTCCGACATTCGGCGTGGTGCTATTAAGATACGTTTTCGGAATCCTTATAATCGCGCTGTAATTTGTTGCGCCGAGCGTGATACCAGTATTCAGCAGAATGCTAAATGACGTCATGGTATTTGCAAGCGCCCTACTCGATGCCGTCAGTGTATCGTATGCCTGTACGAACTTGAGTTTTACTTCTTGCTTGACTGGGGGAAGTGACGCAACCTGGCGCGAACCTAAAACCCTGTGATCGGTCACGATATTGTTGTTAATCGTTAATTCAAACGACTTGAAAAACTCCTCACTCACAGAGCCTACGCTTGCGCCGGTATTCACAGTAACACCGGAGAAATTGACAGGAAGAACGTCAGAGAAAGAAGCGGTCGGCAACGTAGACGGGCATGTGGCACCCTTAAATATCATGTTGGCCGTGAATACAACGGGACTTCCAACTTCGCCCTTTATAGTGAGTGAATTGACGCGCCCTCCGTAATAGCTCCAGGTATCGGTGCCGCCACGCTTGACGGATACCGATAGACCCTTGACGGCACTTCCAGAGGATCCTGCATTATCCTCCATGTTTCCAGTGTAGAACGTGTGATTGTAAATACCAGATGCAACGGTCGCAGTTGTCACTGTACCGCCGAGACATTGTTTCAACAACCACACTTGCGCATCTGACGCGGGATTGAAATTAAATTCAATCGGGCCCTCTACCGTCTCATTGAGTAAAAGACGCTTTTTGAAATGCCGAGTGGAATTTATTTCTTCAAGCATCTTCTCTTCGATGACCGACTTGATACCCTCACTGTTAAACTCCATTACGGCAGTCGCAGTCTTAAGAGTCCCAAACGTTGCCTCCTGGCACAGCCCGAGTAAACTCTGATATCCCATGTAGGGAGTGTTATTTCCAACGCTCATTTATTTTACTTCCTCTGTTTTTTCCTTCGCGTCTTTGACAATTTCAAATTGCGGTCTTCGTCCGTTAAATTTCAGCTTTAATAGTTGCCGAGCTTCAATCTCGGTAACTCTAATAATATTTCCCTCGGGTTTATCCGCTGGAAGAACGAGTCCACCTGGATAAAATTTCAATTGCCCCTCAGGGTAATACTCCGGCCTATGGTCAACGTATTTGAGTTTTATAACTGATTCACCCATTCCAGCACTCCAGCAGGTATATGATTTATAACAACGCTTGACAACTGCATGGTTGACAGATACTCGTGCAGCTTTTCCTTATTCTGTTCGTTCACAATGACCTGTCTCGTTTTCTTCCTGATTATATCGTCCTTTTCTCTCTGTTCAAGCTTTCGCACTTTTGCGCTTTTAAGCTCCTTCTCCAGGTTCGTCATCGGAACTGACGTAAATCCTTGTCCGGAACAATTGACAAGCGTTATCCCGATCTGCCTCATGGCGATGTAGTAGTCATTCAACCACTTTGCCGAGAACATGAGATTTTGTGATGTCTTGCAGAAACGATCCTGATTGTCAATGATGAACGCATGGGCCATCCAATAGCGTTTGTCACTGTCTATCTGTGCGTAATATTTCTCATCCTCTCCCCAGCAGTAGTCATACCCCACAAGGAGATATCTGTCATACCCGAATATCTGAGTTGAAAACGTGACGACAGAGTTTCCAACATTTGACGACGCCGGAATAACCTCAGTTATCCCAGACAATTGCATGTATCTTTTTTCTGTCTGTATATTGTCTTTGTTAACATATCCGTATCTATCGCCGCGCCATTTACTCACATACTCATGATTGGCAGTCACGCATGCCATTAGAATTGACTGCGATGAATATTCCTCATACGGTTTAAGCCACTTTTCATAGCTTATCCCTGCATCAGATACAAAACAAAACTCAGGTATAATTCCATTTTCGCAAAGGACGCCAAATGCTTTGTCCACACACGCAATGTCCCATGATTCATTTTCTCGGTACTTCTTGATTGTCTCCAGATGCTTATCGAGCCCCGGAGCATATGCAACGCATAAAAGAGTTTTACCAGCTCCGCAGAAAAGAAGGTCCTGCGTGCTGTTCCGCTTTTCTGCAAAAAGCTTTCCATTCTCTGTCGCGTTGTAGTCCCATGTCTCGGCCCACTGGCCAAACGCCGCTTCGCTCTGTTGTCTCACTTCTGCTTCAGTTAACATTCATACCTCAAATTGATAGACATTGTGCAATGCAATTTGTTTTTGCAATGCTGTTATATGTAGAGTCATCTTTTGCGATGACGCTATATTCTGTGCTGACAATGTCAGTCTTCATTACAAGCGATGTTTGTGAAAGACGCGGATATGCCCTGATTAAAGCCTCGATATTCTGTGATAGTTTAACCGCCTCAAGGTTTGAAGTTTCCCGTGCGTTCGTCGCCTCTGTCGTGGTACCGGCGCCATAGTCTATAATCGAGACAACTGAAAAATTGACGTTAATCTGACGCTTGTTATTGCCGAGCATTGAAAACTCTTCTTCTTTCCCGTTCATCTCTACAATCACCGCCGGATAGAGCGTTTTTGGTATCGGTATCCTGGCGTACATGTCTTTTGTGCCCTTGTGAAACGTCACTACCCTGGACACAAGGCCGCTGGAGATATCATAACTTGACGTAGTCGTGTTGTTCTTGCTGACAAGGTTTTCAACACTACCGATAAATGACGACGCATTAAAGGCCACGGAAAAGCTCCCGTATCATGTAAGATACAAGTTTACCAGTTTCGTCTTTTGTTAAGTACATGAATTCCCTAAGTGGAATTTTTCGTCCCGCACCACCTAATCCAGATTTAGAATGATGATATACGGAATATTCCTGCGGTGATGTTATTGTAACACCGTCATTATTTGCGGTGAAATATATTGTGTCTCACATAGTGCCATTATTTCGCAACATTGCACTACCGCCACGCGGGTATGGACGATATCCAAGTTCTTTCCCCCTCCATGACCATGTGCGTTTCCAACTCGATCCATTCCTATTTTTCTGATCTCTGAAATGATCATTTGACATAAACTTATGTGCTTTTTGTCCGATGACATTCCACATGCTTGGATTATTACGCAGTCTATCGGCAAGTTTTCCGATATTTGATTCCGCCTCTTTAGATGTGATCGATATTGCAATCACCGCTTTCCTGCCACGGTATCAATCATGTCATCG